AAGCTAGACAAGGAAAAGCGAAAGCGCAAACCTAAGACCAAAAAGGAAAAAGAAGACGCGGCTCTACGGCAAAAACTATCTCAGGCTAGACGAAGACTGACAATTGCCGAAAAAAAAGTAAAAGAAAAAATAAAAGAAGAGCCAGAGGGTAATTTCTCAGATACCCTAGACTTCTCAGCCATCCCAGAAACAAAGGATGAAGAGGTCTTATTTAGACCTAATGAAGGACCCCAGACTGACTTTCTAGCAGCCAGTGAACGAGAGGTCCTATATGGGGGCAGTGCTGGCGGTGGAAAAACCATGGCCCTTATTGCAGACCCCATGCGGTACTTCACAAACCCTAATTTTAATGGGCTAATCCTTCGTCGTACAACAGACGAATTGCGGGAAATTATTTGGAAGTGCCAAGAGCTATACCCCAAGGCATTCAAGGGGGCAAAGTGGCAAGAGCGTAAGTCCCAATGGGTATTCCCGTCTGGGGCGCGTTTGTGGTTAACATACCTTGAAAGGGACGAAGACGTTCTGCGTTATCAAGGTCAGGCGTTTAGCTACATAGGGTTCGATGAATTAACGCAACATCCTACCCCTTTCGCTCTTAACTATATGCGAAGCCGTTTGCGTACTACCGATCCAACGCTTCCTATATTTATCCGTGCCACTACAAACCCTGGGGGTCCAGGGCATCAATGGGTTAAGAAGACTTTCATTGATCCCGCCCCAGCTAATAAGGCATTCCCAGCTACAGACATGGAAACTGGGGAGCCTATGGTTTACCCACAAGGGCATGAAAAAGCTGGGCAAGCTCTATTCTACCGTCGATTTATTCCAGCCTCGTTAAAAGATAACCCATATCTTACTGCAGACGGGCAGTACGAGGCTAACCTTCTCTCTCTACCTGAAATGCAGCGTAGACAGCTTTTAGAAGGTGATTGGAATGTTGCTGATGGTGCGGCGTTCTCAGAGTTTAGAGAAAAAGACCACGTAGTAGACCCCTTTGATATACCCCATGACTGGCGGCGTTTTAGAAGCTGTGACTACGGGTACTCTAGTTTTAGTGCAGTTCACTGGTTTGCTATTGACCCTGCATATGAAACTCTGATATGCTATAGGGAGTTATACCTAAGTAAGCACACTGGTAGAGATTTAGCTAAAGCTGTACTTGATGCTGAACATGGGGAACATATCTCATATGGCATACTAGACTCTTCTTGCTGGCATAACAGGGGACAAATTGGACCCAGTATTGCGGAAGAGATGATTTCAATGGGTTGTCGGTGGAGGCCCTCTGATCGAAGTGCAGGAGCGCGGGTTGCAGGGAAGAACCGTCTACACGAATTATTAAAGGTTGATCAGGATTCAGGACTTGCTGGCATAGTATTCTTTAACACATGCCGACAGATTATCTCTGATTTACCAACCATCCCCTCAGACCCAAAAGGAAGTGACGATATAGACCCACGATATAAGAGTGACCACGCATATGACTCTGTAAGATATGCTGTGATGTCTCGCCCACGGTCTAAGTCAATTTTTGAGGAAATGGGAACCGACTTTAACGCTGGATATCAGCCCAGTGACTCAATCTTTGGATACTAATACATGGCCCTAGTTACACCACCTGAGAACTTGAACCTAGATGTAGATGCAGAAACACCAATGTCGTTTGCTGCAGAGGGTGATAACGTCCAGCAAGAGAACAGAGAGCTTTCTGATCTAGTAGCTTGGGTGACACACCGTTATGAGCGTTCAAAAGACTCACGATTAGAAGATGAAGAGCGTTGGCTAACTAATTATCGTAACTATCGCGGTATATACGGCCCTGACGTACAGTTTACTGACAAAGAGAAGTCTAAAGCCTTTGTTAAGATTACGAAGACTAAGACTCTAGCTGCATTTGCTCAAATTTCAGATGTACTATTTGCTGGTGGTAAATTCCCTATTGGCATTCAGCCAACTTCGGTATCGTCTGGGGCTTTGGATGCTGTCCACATGCGCACGGATGACCAAAAAGAGGATACCCCTAAGAAAAGTACCTCTACTGCAAAACGTGCAGAATTGGTTAAGACAGGTCCTTACGCTGATCTACTCGAAGAGGTAGAGGATGAAATTCAGGAAGGTGCTTCTGGTGCCGTAGGTGCCTTAGTATGGGAACCTGCTAAAGCAGCCGCTAAGAAAATGGAAAAGCTGATCCATGATCAGTTAGAAGAATCCGAAGCTAGTAAGCACCTTCGTTCTGTGGCCTTTGAAATGGCATTGTTTGGTACTGGTGTTATCAAAGGGCCTTTTGCATACGACAAAGAGTACCCACGCTGGAATGAAGAGGGTGACTACGATCCTGTTTATGAAACAATCGCTAAAGTAGAGCATTGTAGCGTATGGGACTTCTATCCTGACCCAGAAGCCCGTTCTATGAGTGAAGCTGAGTATGTTGTCCAGCGTCACCGTATGAGCCGCACACAATTACGTGGTCTAAAGAACCGTCCTATGTTCCGTGAAGAGAGCATTGAAGAGGCGGTGGCTTTAGGTCCCGACTACCACCCACATTATTGGGAGACTGTCCTAGAAGACAACGTAAATGCGTCTGGGGAGACAGAGCGTTATGAAGTCCTAGAATTCTGGGGCATGATGGATGCAGAAATTGCAGAGCAAGCTGGTATTGAATTCCCCGATGAATTCACTGACCAAGATCAGGTTCAGGTTAATGCTTGGGTTTGCAACGGACAGACACTTCGTTTGGTAATTAACCCATTTGTTCCAGCACGTATTCCTTACCATGCTGCCCCATATGAATCTAACCCATATAGCTTCTTTGGTGTTGGTATTGCTGAGAATATGGCAGACACACAATTGCTAATGAACGGCTTTATGCGGCTCGCTGTGGACAACTCTGCGTTGAGTGGAAACCTGTTGATTGAGATTGATGAGACTAACCTTGTCCCAGGCCAATCAATGGATGTATACCCAGGCAAAGTCTTTAGGAGACAAAGCGGAAGCCCAGGACAGGCCATCTTCGGCACCAAATTCCCGAATGTTTCCAATGAGTTAATGATGATGTTCGACAAGGCTCGTCAGTTAGCCGATGAGAGTACAGGCATGCCCTCATATGCCCACGGCTCTACGGGCATTATGAGTACAGGACGCACCGCGTCAGGCATGTCGATGCTGATGGGTGCCGCTGCACAGAACATCAAAGCAGTCGTAAAAAACATTGATGATTACCTACTAGGTCCTCTTGGTAAGTCTATGTTCGCCTTTAATATGCAGTTCAATTTTGACAAGGCATTGCTAGGTGATTTGGAAGTCGTATCTAAGGGTACGGAATCACTAATGCGTAATGAGGTTCGTTCACAACGTCTACTACAATTCATGCAATTGTCTTCTAACCAGATGATGGCACCATTTGTACGTTATGACTACATTCTTCGTGAACTAGCAGCGTCTATGGACCTAGATGAAGACTTGATCTTGAATGATGCAAGAGAGGCCCAGCTACAGGCTAAGATGATTGCTGAAATGCAGAAAGCTATGGGTATAGACCCTAACGCGCAGCAACAACAACAGCCACAAGAGGGGCCAATGGGACCGCCGCAAGAGGGAACGGCACCAACCCCAGATGAACAAGGGTTCACTGGATCGGGTGGGGGAGACAATGGGGGACAACAGCCACAACAGGCACCGCCCCAGCAACCACCCCAAGGATAATATATGGATCGTGAATTAGCGCGTTACCTACTGCTACTCGTTAATGACAAAGAAATGCACGACAGGCTACAAAAGTTAGTCGAGAGCAAAATAGAAAAATACAGAAACTCACTAGAGTCTGCAAAGACGATAGAACGGGTTAGTGAACTACAGGGAGCAATCTCTGAGTTACGCAGGTGGCAGCATGTCCGTGAAGAAGTACAGGCGGCTGCAGAATGAAGGGAAACTTTATACATCTGCTACCCGTGTCTGTTTATGCAGTTAAGTTGGGACTATCAGACGTAGAGCGTCAACGGATTATAGACCAGATTGATGGCTCTCATGCTCAAAACGATAAGAGTAATTCTGAAAGTACTTGGACAGGTGATGTGCATGGCTTCCATGAGCTTCACAATGATCCTGCTTATCTACGTCTATTTGGCCTCATTGGTGAACATATCAGAGAGTACGTCACAGGACTCAATATTGATACCAATGCATTCGACTATTACTACACACGTTCTTGGGCCACCAAACAAGTCCAAGACAAAATGATAGCCCACCATAGGCATGACCAATCTCATATTAGTGCGGTCTACTATCCACGGGTACCAGAGAATTCAGGTGATTTTTATGTCGCTACAGACACTCACCAAAACGAAATTATAACGGGTCTATTTAGACCAGAATATTATGAACAAGGTGTGATCAAGGCTGGACTAGCCCATAGCACCGCTGAATTACCGCTGAAGGTAGAGGACGATTTACTTCTAATATTCCCATCCAAGACTGCACACCGCACAGGTAGGAGTCAGAGTACACAGCCTAGGTATTCTATAGCTACTGACCTTATGTGTGTCCTAAAAAATGCAGACGATTGGGAGATAGGATTACCACCTCTACATACTTGGAGAAAGTCATAGATGGATTCCTCGCCTATACCTAAGTTACGCCCAGTAACACAGATACCCTACGATGAGATCGAAAAGATCGAAAAGGTGGTGTGGGCAGAGGCCCGTAACGAAGGTGTTGTAGGACGGGACGCAGTACGTTCTGTTATTCTGAATAGACTATCGTCAGAACGGTTTGGGGACACCTTAGATACTGTATTAGTAGACTCTGAGTTTGAACCTGTAAAAACCCATGGAAGCATTGATGCTATCCCAATTACCCAAGACGAACTAGATCAGGGTATTGCTGAATTTGCCGATTATATTCAGCTAGGCGACGATGCCACGGACGGTAGAACTTTCTTTCAAAATAAAAAGACCACTTCTGCTAGAGGGACAGATTTTAGTGGTCCAGACCCAATCGTAATTGGAAGACACACTTTCACACGAGGGTTTGAGGGCCAAGAGCCTGTTACAGACACAAACTTCTCTCACAACATTGAAATAACTTTTCCAGATGAGGAAGCTATGACAGTACAACAATTCCGTAGAGGTGGTCAGCCAGATAGCAAAGGCCGCAAGCGTAGACGTAAGGAATTCCTACGGGCAATCCAAGGGTATTCAGACCGTGTAGAGGAAGAAAAGAACGAGGCTATTGTCCAACAGGAACAGTCTGTTGAAGAGGTTGCCAAGCCCGTTGAAGAGAAGCGCAAAGAAGCTGCCATTGAAGAAACACTTGGCGTAAAGGATAAGGAAACCCGAAAGCCTGTATCTGAAGCGGCTCTGAAGCAGACCGAAGAAATTATCCAAACACCGCAAGAACTAGCGGATCGTCGGAGAGTACAGTCAAACAAACTTCCACCAATGGAAAACGCTATACCAAAGCAGGACCCAGCTAAACCTGCAGTAGCGGATGAACAGCTAGCTCAATCTCAACAGCTACCTGAAATGATTAGTATGAACCATGGTGGTCTTGCAATGGGTATCATGGCCCCCGATGTAATCACTGGGTTTGATCCTGTTTCTGGAAACCCAATTCCCCTAGGCTCTACTGCAGAGAATGTACGTGATGATATTCCAGCGGCATTGTCAGAGGGCGAGTATGTGGCACCTGCAGATGTTGTTCGGTGGCATGGATTAAAAACTTACATGGAAATGCAGCAAGAGGCCAAAACAGGTTTGATGGCTATGGCATCCATGGGACAAATTAAAGGATTAGAAAATGGAAATGTTGAAGGAAGTACCTGCCCAATATGCGGCGGCTATGCAGGACAATGCGAAGCTTGCATTGGAATGGATGGAAGCGACTATGAAGACGCAGAAACAGATGATGGAGACTTGGGCGAAGGTATTGAAACAGCCGAAGTAACCGTTGTTGAAGAAGAGTACCCAATGAAAGAGGACTCTGAGGGAATAAAAGCATATCCGACTGAGGTAGGTCAATCATTCACTGTCGGGGATGAACAGGTTTTGCTTGTTTTCAACGCACCCTACAAACCTTACGGAATGTAGTTAGTGTCTTGGGCTACCCTGAACGGCCCCCAATTATTTGAGACATTTATTTATGGCAAAGTATCGTGGAACACATACAGACGATTTAGAAAAAGAATTACAGGGTTATGATCCCGCGCCTGTTCAAGAACAGCAACTACCTACGCAAGACCCAGAGGAAGCCTCTTTTAAAAAGCGGTATGGTGACTTGCGTAGGCACCTACAGAGCGTACAATCTTCAAAAGATGGTGAGATTGAACGTCTAAAAGAGCAACTAGAGGACGCTACTCGTTCACAAATCCGTTTCCCTAAATCCGATGAGGAAGTAGAAGCGTGGAGTGAACGGTATCCAGAGGTTGCGAAAATTATTGATACCATTGCTCAGAAACGCGCTAACGAAGCACTAGAGATTGGCGAAAAGAAAATTCGCGGTCTAGAGCAAATGGAAGCAAACATTAAACGGGAAAAAGCAGAACAAGAACTACGTTCTATGCATCCTGATTTTGACAACATTAGAGCATCACAAAAGTTCCATGAATGGGTTGCAGTACAGCCTCAGTGGGTACAGGACGCTCTATATAAAAATTCTACAGACGCTCGTGCAGCGGCCCGTGCTATTGATCTGTATAAGGTTGATGCAGGGATTAAAAAACGCGCTGGGAAATCTGGTGCAGGTGCAGCACAGGCTGTAGGACGTACTTCAGCTAATGCCCCTTCGGGTGGACGCGCTCGGTTCTCAGAGAGCCAAGTTTCTAAAATGTCCGAAGCTGAATACGAAAAGAACGAGGCAGCTATTATGGAAGCTATGCGTAGTGGACAGTTCGTGTATGACCTGTCTGGCGCAGCTAGATAATATGTCTTGCAGGGACCCTTTGTATGGTGGTATAATGCCCTGTATAAAGGGTTTCACTCCCCACGGGGAGACAAGAAACTGAGGCCGCGTAAGCCTACCCTCTATTTCTCATTTTTTACACAGAAGATTTGGCGAAAAGTCTACCAGAGCCAATAGGCCCGTATATACACCCGTATACACATTGTATGTACGCACCCTTGTCGGTTTCTGCCCTTTGAATCCACTTCTGGTTCTTAGCAACCCCTTGTTAGGGGTTAATTCTAATTGCCATTGAAGGAGATTTAATCATGGCATTTCCAAAGGCGGCAGGTTATAACAACCTAGCAAACGGCGCGTTCTCGCCCGTAATTTATAGCAAGAAAGTTCAGCTTGCTCTACGCAAAGAGTCAATCATCGAAGCGGTGACCAACACTGACTATTTTGGTGAAATTTCCCAAATGGGAGACTCAGTTCGTATCCTTAAAGAGCCATCAGTCAACATTGTAGACTATGCTCGTGGTACAGAAATGTCTTCACAAGATTTGACAGACGCAGACTTCTCACTGGTCATTGATCAGGCGAATGCGTTCCAATTCCAAGTCGATGACATCGAAGCTCAACACTCACACGCCAATTTTATTTCACTGGCTTCAGACAATGCTGCATATAACCTAAAAGATGCGTTTGATAAAAACGTACTAGGTTACATGGCAGGTTATGAGTGGGGCGGTTCTGCATGGGCAGCACGTACAGCATCTGCAGGTGATAAAGCAGACGCAACTGCAGGTAACGACGAACTACTAGCTGGCAACAAATTGAAAGCTGGCGAATTCGGCGGTACAGCGGGTAACTCAATCCCAATGGCTGCAGGTGGCGGCACAGGTGCGGTAACTTCACCTTTGGCAGTACTTAACCGTATTGCTCGTAAGATGGATGAAGCAAACGTACCTTCAGAGGATCGTTACTTGGTAGCAGACCCAGTATTCTACGAAATGCTACAAGACGAAAACAGCAAACTAATCAACAATGATTTTGCTGGCGGTCAAGACGCAGGTGATATCCTACGCAATGGTCGTGTTGTTTCTGGCCTAATCCGTGGCTTCAAGTTGTACAAATCAAACAACTTGCCATACAAAGGTACAGGTGCAGGTACAACAGCGTCAGCGGGTTCTACAACCAACTTCGGCGTTATTGTTGCAGGTCACATGGGTGCGGTAGCAACTGCACAACAAATCTCTAAAACAGAGTCTTTCCGTTCACCAGATACATTCGCTGATGTGGTGCGCGGTCTAAATCTCTTCGGTCGCAAAATATTGCGTCCAGAGTCTTTGTTCACTGTGAACTACAACGCAGCTTGATAGAGCAATTGTGGGGCTGGCTTTTGCTGGCCCCATATACACTTGGAGTTTTTATGGATGCCTGATACCTACATTGATTTATGTAACCAAGTCCTGCGTAGGTTGAACGAGGTAGAAATACCACCTTCCGAATTCGCAACGGCTCGTGGTGTCCAAGCTCTTGTGAAAGATGCTGTGCGGTCAGCCGTAGCGTCTATTAACCAGAGTGAATTTGAGTGGCCTTTTAACGCTGCACAACACGTAGAAACTTTGATTATTGGTAGGACTGAATATAACTGGCCTGAGTACTTTAAAATCGTTGATTGGAATTCCTTCCAAGTCATTGGCAACTACTCTGAGGACTTAACGTCTGGCAAGTTTAACCATCTTACCTACATTGACCGCGATACCTACATAAATCTCTACAGGGATAGAGACAACAATTCACATTATGACGGGATTGAGCGTCCTCGTTACATAGCACCTTCGCATGGTAACGGGTATATTGTTTCTCCCTCACCCGACAAGGCGTACACTGTGCGCTTTAACTATTATATGAACTACGCAGACCTGCAGTTATTTGATGATGAAACTAGGGTCCCGCAATCATTTTCCAGTGTGATCGTAGACGGTGCTTTGATGCACATGTACATGTTTAAAGACAACGTGGAAGCCGCACAGGTAGCCAAGCTAGTTTTTGAACAGGGTCTAAAGAACTTACAGACGTTGTACATTAATAACTACGAATACATTACAGACCGAAGAGTTGCTTTCTAATGGCAGATAGGATTCAGTCGTATAAGGTTATTTCGGCTGGTGGGCTTAACTCTAACGAAAACCACCTAGACCTAGCTGAGAATGCCCCAGGCTCTGCTACTCGTTTGGTTAACTACGAGACTTCACTCTATGGTGGATATCGTCGGATCAACGGGTTTGTGCCCTACGACACAGACAATGAGATTGTTAATCCAGATGGGGCAGAGGGTAAAGTCCTCTGTGTTGCTCTTTTTAAAGATGATCTGTTTGGTACGACTTATCCAATCTGCGCAAGAAAAGACTTAGATACGGACACGTATTCATTCTACAAAAATACTGGTCCTGTAGGTTGGCAAAAAATTACTACGGGGTTTACCCGTAACATGACTGACAATTTACGGTCAGTAGAAAAGATCAGACACGCCTCTTTTAACTTTGGCGATGGTAACACAATTATATTCGTAGATGGCGTTAACAAGCCTATCGTATTTGATGGTACCACATGGACAGAACTTACTGCAGCAACTGCAGGAACAACGGTAGCTGGTACACAGGCAGACGCAGGGGGCGATCAGCTTTTAGCACAACCCTCTTTGGTAGACGTATTTGAAAACTTTGTGTTCTTGGGTGGCGATGAAGCTAACCTTGGAACTATCTGTCACAGCGCATCAAAGGACGTATATAACTGGAACTTTTCTGGTGGTGGTGATGCAGGACAGATCAGCGTAGGCTTTGATGCTGTACAATTTAAACCGTTCCGCGAGAACCTCTTTGTGTTTGGACGGAATGCGATCAAAAAAGTTATCCTCAACAATATTGGTTCCTCACTGGAGTTCACTGTTGAGAATGTTACGACAAACGTGGGATGCATTGCGCAGGACAGCGTTCTAGAGATTGGTGGTGACCTCGTATTCTTGGCCCCTGATGGAATTCGTCCTGTGGCAGGTACATCCCGTATCGGTGACGTTGAACTTGAAACCATCTCTAAATCTATTCAGTCTCTGCTTGTCGATCTACCTGTAGACTTTGATTTAGACCTACTGCTTACAGGAGTGGTAATCAGAACTAAGTCCCAGCTAAGATATTTTGTTGGTGATGATGTTAGACAGCCACAAGACTCTGTAGGCATCGTAGGGGGCCTTAGAACCTCTGACCAGACCCTAGGGTGGGAATTTGGTGAACTACTAGGTATACGGGCTTCCTGTGCAGCGTCAGGCTATATTGGGCGTACAGAGTATGTCCTACATGGAGACTACAACGGTGGGGTGTATCGCCAAGAAGAGGGTAACTCTTTTAACGGCGAAGGTATTTTGGGTGTTTATAGTACCCCCTACTTTGACTTTGGTGATACTGAAGTCCGTAAAATTCTTAGAAAACTAAACACCTTTATTCGTGCAGAGGGACCTATCGGAATCAACATTTCAGTCTCTTATGATTGGGATGATACAGATACTGCAAAGCCTGGGTCATATGCCGAAGAATCCAAGGGCGCACCTGTTGTTTATAACGGTAGAAACATCACCTACGGAAACGATGCGGTTATCTACGGTGGTAGTGAAAAGCCCATTATGACTACTGATATTCAGGGGTCAGGTTACGCAACAAAAGTCACATACGTTACTCTAGGTATCAACGCCCCGCATTCTATTCAGGGCATGGTTTTTGAGTTTAGCGTGGCAGGGAGAAGATAATGGCTGCAGGGTCTGGTTATACACGGCGTTCTATTGCCGACATTGTTAACGGGGAGAATATTACAGCCCCCCCGATTAACTCTGAACTTAATGCTATTGAGACTGCGTTTGATGCCGCTGATGGTCACTCGCATGACGGAACACTTGGCAATGCCCCCCCAATTAACCTCGTAGGTTCTGTTACAGGGTATCTACCTGCAGCACATGGGGGTTCTGGGGGCCTTAACAACAATACCGCTACAGAAAATCCAACGGGATTAGACGATAGTGATGATGGGTATGCGATTGGTAGTGTTTGGATCAACACAACTACTCGTAGGGCCTTTGTATGTACGGATGCTACAGTAGGTTCTGCCCAGTGGCATGAATTTGCAGCATTTACACCACAAGGCCACCTTATCCCAGAGGGTGCAGCCTCAGATATTGGTTCTGAAACTTCACCATTTAGAAATTTGTACTTGTCAGGGGCCTTTACTGCTGGTACATTAGACGGTGAGTTAGGGTCCAATACTCCCGCTGCAATAACTGCCACAGATATTACCTGTACTACTATTGAAGCTGATAACGGTGGAGAGATCAGTATTCGTGGTGATCTATACGGTACAGCTAATGGTTCCCTAAAAGGTAATCTATATTCCGCAGACAATACTCTAGTCCTTAATAACGGAACAGATGGTACCGATGCATCCTTTATAGGTTCTGTTACAGGTAACGTAACTGGTGACATTACATCTACTGGCGACTCTACATTCGGTAACATCACGGCAACGGACATTACTGCAGTAGGCGTTACAGCTACTTTTACAGGTGATCTAACAGGTAATGTCACTGGGGACCTTACTGGTAATGTAACGGGTAATCTGACAGGTGACGTATCTGGTAACCTTTCAGGTAACACAACAGGCCAACACACAGGGAGCGTAGACGCTGCGAACACACGGATCACTAATGTTGCTGATCCGATTGATCTAACAGACGCACTAAGTCTCGCATATTTTAACCAAGTTCTGAGTGAGTCAGAGGATGGTATTGCCGCAAGTTTGGCTGATGCTGAACAGGCTAGAGATAACGCGGAAACATACCGTGATGAAACTCTCTACTTCCGTAATGAAACAGAAGCATTTCGTGATGAAACATTCGCTGCACGAGATCAGGCAAACCTAGCAAAAGACATTGCTGTAACAAAAGCCGCCGAAGTTTCAATCCTGTATGATTCAACCCAGTACTCGCAGCGTCTAATTGGGAGTTTAATTTAAGATGGCAGAGAAAACACTAGCCTACTGGAATTTGAAAACAGCAACGGCTGAAAAGGCTATCCAAAAGCTGTCTTCAATGCTGGATAGTCCAACAGTTCGTGAAGTGATCGTGGTGGTCAAGTCCTTAGAGATTATGGACGATGATGCGCGTGTCACAGGATACGATCAGTTAGTTGAAAAGCTAACACAAGCAGCCAATGACGTAATGGATTTTGTCTCTAATGATGATGACATGATGTACGTCACACGGGCAATTTCATATGGGCGCGTCCCATTTGGTTCTGAAAGCTGGTGGAAAATTCGCCACAAAGACTCAGAAAACATTGATTGGCACGGGCAGGTGCAGATCGGTGAGCGTACCCTAGAAGCATTTGGGGACACAATTTTAGAAACTTTCTATGCAGAGGATACTAACTAATGGCAACCGTTAATTACAACGTCACGGTTGGGGCATACACCGAAGGTAACCGTTACCAAATTGACGGTGCGAAAACCCCAAATCTATTCTTGGTGCGCGGAAACACATACATTTTTGACGTTTCTGACTCCACAAACACAGGCCACACTTTTGGTCTTGCAACGCAAGCAGATGCGGCAGGTTCTACAGCGTACACAACTGGTGTTACCACAAGTGGTACAGCGGGTTCTACAGGCGCGACAGTAACTTTCGTGATACCTGACGATGCTCCTGAGACAATGTACTACTACTGTACGGCACACACTGAAATGGCGGGTAACGCTGCTATATTTGTTTCTGGTGTCCAGATCACACCTATTGCTGATAAATCGGCTGTAGCAGATATCACAGTTACAGACTTCTCAGCTAACGTAGGCATTTTTACGAACACACTAGCTCGTGAAATTCCTACAAAGCTAGACTCTATCGCTAATGACTTCAAAACACACATTAACGATAACTTTGCGGATGTAGTTGTTGGTGACGTTAACGACTTTATCGACAGCCTAGAAACTTACCTAAACGATACGGTTGTTGCAGCTATCAACACAGCTATCGAAAGCATGCGTACAGACGGTACTAAGTTTGCTGGTGATATTGCTAAAGAACAAACTGAGTTTGAAGGGCAGTTCGAGTCTCGCTTCCAAGGTCTAGAAGACAGCCTATCAACATATGTTGGTGACGAAGCTTCCTATACTAAGGCGCAGATTGACACCACGCTATTCACTGGAGCGATTTCTTCTACAAACATTTCGCATGACTCTGATGGTCGTCTTTCTTCAATCAAAGCAAACGGAAAACTAGTCTGGAACATTTCATATGACTCAGACGGTTACCTAGAAGGTTTCCGTGAATCAATCGAAATCGGCGGTCTACCTGTAACAAAAGTGTACAACGTCATTACAGATGAAGACGGTTTAATCGAAGCCATAGAAGACATCACTTAATCTATAGG